ATTTTCTGTATAGTGGCGTCCACTTTGAGTTTGCGTATGCATTTTCTTTTGTAGTAGATAGTTCACGTATTCCAAAGTGCATTTCGTACCCGTAGTCTTCTGTTATTATTTCTGGTAGTGTTATTACTTTGTCTTCTATATTTTCGTAGTCGTTTACTATAGAAGGTTTAACGTACCTCGTTTTAGTACGACCTATTAATTTACCTTTAATTATTTTCGACATATTTTTCTATTTCAAATTCTAAGTGTGCTTTAGCTTTAGTTAAACATTCTATTGGTTTGTCGTGTTTGTGGTACGATCTTAATATATAAGTTACTGCTGTTGCTAGGTGATAGGGTAAATCAAAGTTGTCGCATACCTTCCTAGCTTCGTAACCGTTCTTACCTTTGTAGTATTCTGGTACTCTATCATCTTTTTTCGTTGGTGTTACATTTTCCCATTTAGGATATGTACTACTTTGTTTAGCATTGTCTAAGTTCCTATCGAACTCGTAATAGTGTTTACTTTTTCCTTTTATTTTATTTCCCATAAAAAATACATTTTAAAATTCTTACCTACTTTCTTTAATACTCTTTTATACTCTTTAACTTCTTCTTCTTTTTTGTAGCGTGGGTTCTTAGAGTTTAGTTTTCGTTTCTTCATATCTTAGTTATTACGTCTTGCATAAATAAATACATTGTTTTTAAACAACTACTACAATTTGTATTTACACTGTATGTAGTATCGTGTATTGTGTTGTATAATTCTATTAGTCTTTGTTTACTCTTTACGTCTTTTATTTTTCCGTTGTCTATTAGTTTCCATACTTCCTTTATTTCGTCTTTAAGATGTGTAGGTATTTCATTAGGTGCTTCGTAAATTTGTGTAGCTAACCATTTTTTAGGATCGTCTGCACACTCCATAATTCCCATAGAAGCCTTGATACGCATAAAACAACCGCACAATTTACAACTACCTGTAGGTTTAAAATATTCTTCACAACCTCGACAAATGTCTAACCGTTCTTTATAGACTTCTTTATTTACAAAAAACCTATTCATTTAATTTATCTTTAAGAAATTGTCTTACGTTATCTATTGTAGTAAACAAACTGTTTCTACTTATTCCTGTTTTCTTTGCTAAACTATCTAATGTATTTGCTTCGTAATAGTACAACTTAAAAAGTTCACGATCGTACCAATACATATCGTCTAGTTGTTTATCTATTTCTTCTAACTTCTTATATTGAAAGTTATTTACTTCGTTCGGTATATTGTAAAGGTTCTTCGGGTTTGTTAGTTCTCCGTTTTCTGTTATATCGTAAGTACAACTAATACTTGAACTATCTATTTTTGTATAGTATTTTTTATACTTATAATAATAAGGACTGTTCTTACTTTGTAGACTTCTTCTTATTACTACTGCTCCGTATCTTATTAAACCTTTTTCGCCGTCCTTTTCGTATATTCCTTTTAATGTGTCTGGGTTCATCTGTAACAAGTAAAGCATAAGTTCCTGTACTACTTCGTCTACTTCGTTCTTGTCGGTAGTAAGTCCGTAAGTCATTTTCTCAAAGTGACTTCTTAGGTCTGCTAATATTTTATATATCTTGTTCAATTTTTATGTCTTGTACTTTATCTATAAAGTTATAACCTTCTTCACTTAATAAGTGTTTATATAATCTAACAGTATTTCTATTCTTTTCGTTTTCTATTCCTGTTAAATATCCGTTTACCATAGCTGTAAAGTGTGTAGGTATTAAACTAATAAAGTCTTGGTAGTTAGCAAGTACTAATACGTCTTTTCTATAATTGTTGTGATGTTCTATAATTATATTTGCTACGTCTATAAAGTCTTTGTATTTGTCTTCGTTTTTAGTAACGTCTTTTATAGTTGCGGTTATCATATCTAAATACACTTGTAAAGCTATTTCGTGTTGGTAGTTTATACTAATCGGTTTTAATAGCATTTACTTTTTCTTTATAAAATTTAATCATTTCTTCGTATTCGTGTCGCATATACTTTACAGTCGTTCTACTTAGTTCTTGTAGTTCTTCACTCTTACCCTCACCGATCCTAACGTCTATAAGTTTACCAAATGTATATTGTTCGCCTTGTCCGAATAGGTTACACTTAGGACATTGTACCTGTACGTTTTCTTCATTCCATCTTGTAGCGTGGTGTTTCCTACTCATAAAGTGACCTGCGTGCATTTTCTTATAGTGTGCTGTTTTTCCACAAGTCCAACACTCAACTATTCCGTCTTTACTTGCGTTTCTTAATCTAATAAATAAACTAAACCATTTGTCTAACTCCTTTTTTAATTTACTTATAGTTTTCACAATTCAATAATATAAATATTTCTTTTTTATTTTACTATTTTTTTATATAGTTATGAACATTACTTTATTAATATTTTCTTACTATATACTTTTGTTCGTGTTTGTTGTTCTACTTTCCACTTATCTACTTCTTTGTGGTTTACAAACCAAATAATAGCTTTAGCTGTTGCGTAAGTATAGCGTTCTACAGGTTGTATAAACATATATTCCGTTACTTGTTTGTTTTTATTGTTATGTGCATTGTAATTAACAATAAGTAGTTTGCCGTGTCTAGGTATATATTTAACGTCTATTTTTCTTTTACCTACTACTATATCTGCTTCAACTTCTGGTTCTGTACCTAAAAATGTTAAAGCTTTATATTCTGTGTCGTTTTGTAAAAAGTATTCTTGTGCTATTAGTTCTGCAAGTATTCCTTGTACGTTGTATTTATTGGTGTCTTTTCCTGCGTAATATTCTTTACCTTTATAGTTTTTTAACATACCTTTTGTACGATCCGTAGAAAGTTCTTTAGCTATTTTATGAAACAAATAAGGGTATGTTATATTACGTTTTAACATATTATTTTTATAGTGTGCTAGCTATTATTTCTATTAGTAATTGTTCTGGTATCTTACTTCGTTCGTAGTTATTTTTTAATCCTTGTGTACCTGTTTTAGAACCTCTAGGTGCTGCTTCGTGGTGGCAGTTTCTGTTTCCATTAAAACATTTAGGTTTAGGTTTCCAACCTTCAGTATTAAATATATCGTAAATATGATTGCTCCAAATGTCCGTAGGTTTCATTCTGTTATCACCATAAGAACAATAAGTAATTGTTGTACGATTAATACCTTTTATTTTTCTACGCATTTTACCGACAGGGTTTTCTATAAAATAATAGTCTGGTTTGTAGTGTTCTATTATTTCTAAAGTTTTATTAAGTATTTGCATTCCTAAAATAGCTTCTTCTGTTTTTGGTGTGTGGTCTTCGTTCCAATGGTGACCTATACTCGCTACACTAAAATACGTACAAGGTGGGCTTGCCCAAATTATATCTGGTTTAAATGGTACTTTACTATAGTCAAATTCTAAAATGTCTGTAACATAATCTATATTTTTAAAGTCGTTTATATCTACACTAAACACTTCTAAACCAAACTTTTCGGCTACTTTACCAAATGAACGACTACCTGCAAACAGTTCTAAAACTTTCATAAAGTTTATTTATTTCTTCACCTGTTAAATTCCTTGTAAGTATTTCTAATAGTTTATTTTGTAGTCTAACGTCTTCTGTTAGAGTATCTACTATTATACGTGCTTTACCTAAAGGGTTAAGTTCTTCGTTCATTTTATTTAAAATTTAGTTTTTTAGATATATGTTCTAACTTACCCTGTGTGTTTCTATATCTTAGTCGTTTGTCTGTGTGTTCTTTACCTTCGTTATTCCATATTATAGCCCTGTGTGCTTTTATCCATTTGTAATACGTCTTTACCGTTAAATGAAATTCTTTACTGTTGCGCACACCTTGTCGAAAAGACGCTTGTATATCCTCGAAGGTCAAGTTAGCAAAGTCTTCTAAAAGGTCTGTAGATAAAGTCTGTGCAAGTATTGCTAAAGTCTTGTCGTCTTTTACTTGTCCTAGTTCTACAAAAGTCTTAGTTATAAGATCTAAACATTTTAACTTGAGTTGTGAAGTTTCTATTTCTTTTATTTTCATATCTTATTTTTATAGTCCACAATAACCACTGTCGCATTCGTTAAAGTCGTCAAAATCTAATTCTGTTTGTGGTTTAAAGTTTATAATTTTTCTATATGTTATACCTTTTCTAAAAGTATTCGGTTTATTTATTTCTTCTTGTTTTGCAAACCATTCCATTTTGTTTGGGTGTTCTTGTGCCATCTTATTAAGAAACAAGGGGTTTCGGTGAAAACAACCTACACAATTATTGTAATAACCTTTAGCAAATCTAATACTTTTATTTTTATTCCAATAGTCAGATATATCTTTTACTTTAATTCCGTCTTCTATTAAAGGAAATTCTGGTTTTCTCCATTCTACTACACCCCATTTGTTATTTCCGTTATCGTGTTTACCTACTACTATTTTTATTTCTTCGTTACCGTTTTCGTTTAACTTTTCTAACATTCTGTTTTGTCGTTTTTCTTCACCACTTCTAAAACCTATACGCATTTTACAAACTTCGTTTATTTCTTTTTGCCACCATTTAAAAATAGGTTTCATTTTTAATTCAGTAGTACAGTATCTAACCATTATATTAGGTAAGTAGTGACTACCGTTTTTACCTCTATTCCAATCACCATTTATAACTTCTTCAAAAGGTATTCCCGTTATCCATTTTATATCTACCTTTTCAGATAAGTCTAACATTATTCTTATTATATTATCTTGTTCTGTAGTTCCTACAAATTCACAACCTATAAGGTCAGATACAATTTGTCTTACTTTTGCGTCAGGGTATTTACATAAAGTGTCGTTAGTTCTAACTAAACTAAATATATTGTAGTCTGCTGGGTAATTTAAAGCTATGTAACAAGAACTTTTACCACCGCTTATACTATTAACTGTTTTCATATAAATTGAGATATTAAGTAACCAATTAAAATATAAATTAAAATTGAAAGTATTACGTTTGTGTAATATTCTTTTCTTTTCTTTTTGTTGTATTCTTCTAAGTTCATATTTAATATATTAAGTCCATTATAAAGTTTGCGTCTACATCTGTTTCTTCGCAAATAATTTTTACTTGCTTTAATGTAAGTCGTTCGGGTTCGTCCATATACCTGTCTATAGTCAAAGGTGTTTTGTCTAAGTCTATTGCTAAACCGTAACGGCTGTAACCTTCTTCTTTTAGCCATTTATGAAACAAACTTTTATCTAAAGTATTGTATTGTCCTTTGCGAAAAAATCTATGTACCTCTTGTTTCTTTGTTTTCATAATCCTAAATGTTTTTTTGCGTTATTATAGTTGTCTAGCTGTTGGTCTATTTTAGATGTAGGGTTTTGTTGTTTTCGTTTTTCCCACGTTCTAACCGCCGCCTGCCAGTTCTTCATTTTGTTTTTACCTACATACCAATTCTTACTTTCGTAAAAGTCAAAAAATTGTTCTGCGTCTATTCCGTTGTTACGATCTAAACAATATTGTTTAATTTCTTCAACAGAGGGTTTACTATTACTATACGTAGTATTATTATTAAGTATTGTAGTATTATCCTTTAAGTTTTCGACAAGGGGGGCGCCGACCTTTTTAGCAACACCCCCTTTAAGTATGCTTATATACCTCTTGTCGATTTCTTTGCTACCTTCTTTGTATGTAAAAGATAGTTCTATAAACCCTTCTTTAACTAATTCACTAACCCATTTACTTATTGTGGTTTTAGTTTTTCCGTAAAGGTTTGCAAAGTAACTATTACTAGCAAAACAAACCCCGTTCATATTTATTAATGCTGTAATTTCTGCATATAATAACTTAGCGTTCGGGGTTAAGTTCTGGTTGTATCTAACTTCTGAAGTTAGTATTGCGTAATAGTTCGGCTTCATATTTGTACGTCTAAACTGTATTGATAATCTAATAAAGCAATTCTAATATTTTCTAATTGATTTGAAAAGTCTTTGTAAGACGTATTTATAGAAGTTTTTAACACATCACTTTTAACAATAATAAAGACTTCACCTATTGAGGTTTTAACTCCGTTACTTAACAAGTGACTACGTAAGTCTTGTTTAGTTAAAAAAGTCTTTTGTTCTTTTTTACTTTCCTTATAAGTGTTAAATACTTTAGTAAATAGGTTTCTGTACTGTACCCAAGTTTTAAAATTGTCTGCGTGTTTCTTCTGGTAGTGGTAAATATTACTACGATCTCGGTTTAACACTTTAGCAATTGTAACGAAATGTATTCCATTTTTTAAACATATATTCGCTACTACTTGTCTTGCTAAAGCGTACGGCTCCTTCCTTGACTTAGAAGTTAAAGAACCTTGCTCTAGTCCTACTATTTCAGTAGCAATATTACAAAGGTCTTTTACTTCTTTTGTGTCCGTTATTCCTTCTAAAATCATTAAAACGGTAAGTCTGTGTTATCAATTTTAGCAACTACTTTTTCTGTCTTAGCTACTACTTCTGTTTCTTTACCGTTTACCCAATGCGTAAAAGTGTCTGCTAGTCTTAATACATCTGCACTATTTACACTGTTACCAGACTTAATATAAGCACTACATAGTTCTACTGCTGCTTTTAAACTTGACTGCTTAATAATAGATTTCTGTACGTCTGGATTAGATTTTTGATAACCACCGCCACCGCTGTATTGTTCTTTTTGTATTCTTATAGAACCTTTATCGGTTAGTAAGTAGGTTATTTCTTCACCGATCTTAACTCCTGCGTCTTGTGCTTTCTTGTAGATTTTACCTGCGTCGCCGTTGTCTAGTTGTAGTTCAAATACATATAATTCTTTAAATGTACCTGAACCTTGTACGTTTGTTACTTTTGCTGTTTTCATAATATTTATTTATTTTGTCTACTCTATTAGGTTTTCGACTTACCCCTATTTATTTAATTTTATACTTACTACTTCTTTACCACCTTTAACTATTGGTGGTTCTATTAACTCGCCTGTGTCTAAGTCTATAACATCTGACTTTATAGCTGCCTTATGTTTGTCTTTTAAAGCTTTTAACTCAAGTTCTCGTGTTACAATTTCTGGTATGTTAGAAAAATCATAACGACTAGCAGAATTTTTAAGTGTAACTTCTGCGTCAAATGTAGTAAAAGTTTTTGTATTAAACTTAGCTGCTTCTTCTATTACTAAGTCGTCTACATTCTTTTTAACTTGTTTAATAATTTCTTCGATTTTCTTTAGGTTTATAAAAGCTTCTAAAGCGTTTACTTCTCCGTTTTCTACTGCAGTAGTTATTTCTGCTACAGCTTCCTTAATGTTTGTTGTTTTAATTAAATTCATATTTATTTATTATAGATTATACATTCGTCTTCGCATACTTCACGTTCTCCACACTCTTTACAGTTTTGGTGGTCTTCACAATATAAGTCGTCAAATTCTGCTTCTTTTTCACAAAGACCGCAAATAACATTTTGTCCGTTATATTCTGTAGGATCGTATTGTTCGTTTGTTATTATAGTTATCATAAGCTTATAAAGTAAAATAAGGTTATTAATATAGATAAACATATTACACCTAAAATAGCATAAGTTATTTCTTCGTATTTTTCTGTATCTATTTCTTTAACCTTTTCTATTTTATAGATAGTCCAAAGGTCGTTGTATTTTTTACTATTTAGCATAATAAAGTCTGCTGCGTCGTTAGAGTTTCTGTACTGACTAAAACCCGTTAGTTTGTTTGTAATTTTATACATAATTATAATTTTAGTTTATTAGTTTATAAAATTGTTTTAAATCTTTACATCTGAAAAATAAATCTATCTCGTCAAATCCTAAGAAAGAGATATTATCTATTTCTATATTGTCTGCATAAGTATTAGGATTTTTAGATAAGTAATTATCTAATTCAGTTTTACTACTTAAAGTAGCGATAGTTTCAAATGTATTATTTGAAATTGTAATTTTGTTAAATTTGATTTTCATAATTTTAATTTTTAATTTTAATTCGTTTAATTATTTAATAAGTATTATTTCAGTTTCTTTGCATCCTTCTAACCATTTCGTACAATTATATTCAGTTAATAATTGTTTTATAGATTTTAAACTTCTATGGTCTATAGTAATATAATCATCTGTAGTTGATATAACTGTATCTTTTCCTATTTTTGTAATGTCTTTTATATCTAATATAATTATATTAGTATCTTTTTCATTTTCTTTTATAACAATAATAGTATTACCACTTACCTTAGATACTTTGTACCAAGTTCTTTTGTTATTGTATTTTATCCACTGACCTTTTTTTATTTCTGTTTTCATACGACAAATATACA